CTGCAGCTCCTGCCGGTCCCGGAAGATGACGGTCTGTTCCACGTGTCTGTTCCTTCTGGAAGCGTATCGGACAATCGGCCCTGCGACTGTGCCGGAGCCTAGCCGCGGCATGGCCCTGGATCTGCAAGCGCCCCGGTTGAGCCTTGATCTTTCAGTGAGCTCCCCACAATCTGGCGTAAGAGATCACGTTCATCCTGGAGACCGGCTGATGAAAAGGGTGCCAGCCTTCGCCAAGGCATTCGCTGGCCGCTGGCGCATCGCCGAGATGGACCAGTGGGGCAATGACGTTCTCGACCTCGTCGAGGAGGCGCACCTGACGTTCCGGGGCGAGGCGGACGGCGAAATCGCCTTCGGTGCGCTCAAGGGCTTTCTCGATGTTCGCTACGGCACACGCGACGGGTCTGCCTGCGCGGAGTTTTCCTGGGAAGGACACGACGACAGGGACCCCGCCTGCGGTCGCGGATGGGCTGCGCTCGGCACCGCCGGCCGCCTCGTCGGGCACGTCTACATCCATGATGGCGAAGACTCGGGCTTCGTGTGCGAGCGCGACTGAGGCCTTTCACAGCCTCCTATGCCGCGATGTAGCGTCCGAGCGTCACGGTCCCGACCTTCAGGCGGTCGCCGGCGCGGGGGAAGCGGAAGGTCTTCGTATCCAGCAGGATCCTGTCCCTGAGCGACTTCGAAACGCGCACCGCTTCGCGAACATCCGCAATGGGCTTGCGATTTCCCGTCATCAGGTAGCCGTTGACGAAGGGCCCTGCCGTACGAGGGGACTTCCTGCCAGTGATCCGGGTGCGGACCTCGGCGTGATACGGCGGCATGCCGAGGCGTGCGAAGCCGAGGTGGGTCGAGCGGATGCGGATATCCGGCACGCGGTCCGGCTCGTGGATGTGCCAGCGCTCGTAGATGTGTTGCCACGCGATGGTGGGCGGCAGGTGCTTGCCCGCAATGAACTGCCGGCGTGTTGCGTAGAGGGCGTTCGGCTGTCCCTCGTGCTGCTCGGCCACGCTCTGCGGGCGGACGTCGACAAAGTCAGCATTCGGCCAGGCGGTCGTGTAGGTCTCGCGGCCCAACCTGTAGGAATAGCTGGCATCGCGCGGGATGCGGATCAGCCGCTGCGCCACCCCGAAATCATCCACCAGAAACGCCCTCGCCCTGGGTGGCGCGCCCAGATGCAAGGCCCGCGTCGGCTTCGCCCCCAGCACCACCTCGTCAAATTCGGCGGCGTGGAACCGGCCGACGCCTTCGGGCGTCACGGCACGGATGGTGAGCGTGGTTTCCGTACCATGATCCCAGAGCTTCGCCGTGCGGACATAGCGCGACCACGCCCCGACGTCCTTGATGCAGGATGCATCGAGAAACGCCCTGGCCCTGCCGAAGGCCGCCGACGTGAAGTGCGCGAAGCGATACGTCCCCCGCGCCACGAAGGGATAGACGCGCAGCTGCGGAAAGCGCGCGAGGAAGGCTTGCCGCTCCTCTTCCGTCAGCGGTTCCATCAGAAACGTTCTGGCCGGCGGCACGATGAAGCGGCGGGGATCGGCCCCCATGATCCTGATGTGCTCGGCGATCGACGCCTGCGTGCCCTTGCGCGCATGCATGGGCAGCGACTTGGCCGCGAGCGCACGGTGCTTCTCTTCCGACCAGTCCTGCTCCCACAGATCGACCGACAGGCCCCAGGCAAGCCACGGCAGGTGGGAAGATGGAATGCCCCACGGCCGCACCAGCTTTGGAATCTCGACAGCAAGCTCGTCGATTCGCGCCCCGGTGAGGTCGAGCGCTTCCTCGAATGGTGTATGGTTTGGCGGAAGGAGCGTCTGCCGGGTCATGCCGTCACTCATCCCGCATGGAACTGACGGTCAGTTCGATGGCCTCGACCGCGTAGACCTCGGTGACATCCAGCACCAGATCCTCCGCCGGAGAGACGAGGTCGACCGAATGAACGCCCTCCTGATGCAGTGCCGCATAGAGCGCAGAGCGGCGGAGGTTCATGCCGAGCATGCGGTTCTTCTCCACCCATGTGCTGATGGCAGTGAGCGCCCGCTGCCGCACCATCTCGCCATCGGGGCCGGGATAGAGGGTGAGTTTTGCTGCGATGCGGGTTCTCCGGATGGCTGGCGGCATCACCTCGACCACATCAGTGAGGGGACGGATCGCCTCGTCCCTGAGGTGAAGCCGGACGGCTTCACGTTCTGTCAGCGCCGGCATGGGATCCGCCCCTTCCTTCAGCACCGTGATGCGCACCACGCCCGGCCGCCGCGAGACCGCGGACACATCCCGCGCCCAGGGGGCCACGGTGAGCGCATGATACTGATAGGCACCCTCGGGACCCGCGACCGAGAAAGCCTCGGGCGCCAGCTGGATGCGGCGGCGGAAGCGGTCGTCGCTCTCGCCCTCCTGCCGCGCGGTTGCGAACAGCGCGCCGAGGTGATCGAGGTTCGTGCCGTAGGACGAAGCCAGCAACACGGCGCGCGCGGCGTCATTGACCCGGGCCCGGAGCCGGAGTTCCCGGTAGGCGAAGGTCTCGATAAGCTTGCGCGCCGGCTCACTCTCGAGGTCGATGACCCCGGCGATGAGCGGAAAGCGTTCCACGAGATCATCTCGCATCGCCGTGACAATGGCTTCATAGTCCAGCGTCTCCATGATGTCGGGCGGTGCGAGGCCCGAGAGATCGATGGCGGTGAAGCGGCTCATCCGGAAAGCCTCTCCACAATCAGCAACCCATCCGGATTGGCATAGGCGTCGAGACGCCTGGCACCGGCGGCGGTAAAATCCCCATAGACGGCGCGCGGCCGATACTCGCCCTCGAGAAACACATGCAGTTGCCCGTCGCGCGTCACCTTGACGGCTTCGATGCGCGTCACCCGGAAGCGCGGCTCCCACTGCTCGATGGCCGAGGTGATCGCGGCGAAGTAGGGCACGACCTCTTCTGGCGTGATTAGACGGCCCAGCAGGTTCGGAACGAAGGACCCGTACCACTCGCGCATGATGCGCAAGCCGAAGCGCGTGTCGAAGATATCCCGGAGCGACTGCACGACATGGTCCCAGCCGGTGAGGATGCCGCCGGTCGCTGCATCGAGCCCGACCGAGGGATCGCGCAGGTTCACGTCGTGGACCGTTCCGGCTTGCGGGATGATGCTGCCGGCCTGGTCTCCTGTTCGCCGGCCGGCGTGGGTTCGGGGGTCGCAGCAACGCCGGCAGGAGGTTCGACCCGAGGCTCAGCAACGACGCTCTCACCAGGCTCGGGGAGCCGGACGAGCGTGCCGAGTCGCAGCTCATGCTCGGTTTGGCGTTCGGTGAGGTCCAGGACGGTCCCGACCCCGGTGTTGCGGATGCCCGCGACGAAGGGCCCCGCCCTCTCGGTGATGGCGTAGCGTGGCATTGAGCACTCCTTTTCTGGTGTTCAGGGATAGTGCGCGGGCACAGTGGCTCTGATGCAAAGTGCAGGCGGAGTTCCCGGAACTAACGCCCCGTTAACCATCCGATCTCTAGCCTCGTCTCATAGCCGCTTCCGGGAGTTTGTCCGCCATGGCACACAACGTCGTCTCCGAACTGAAGCACTTCGAGGCCTATCTCGGCTCGGGCCGGGCGCCGCGCTGGACCATGGCGATCTCCGATCTTCACGGCTTTCTCACAGGGATCGCCATGGGAGGCGCTGTCGCCGAGGACGAATGGCTGCCACTCATCTGGTCGGGTGAGGAACCCAAATTCGGGTGCGAAAAAGAAGCGCAGTCTGTCCTCGGCGAATTGCGCGCGCTTCACGCGGCCATCACCGCCGACCTCGCGTCCCCGGAGGAAGAGATCGTTCCCGTCCTGCTGGCCGATGAATACGGCCACTACGACGCCTCCGAATGGGCGGAGGGCTTCCTGCAGGCCATCGAGACCAATCCCGATCCGTGGCGCAAGGCGTTTGACGCCGCGAAGGAATCCCTCAGCGTAGTTCTTGCTGCCTGCCACGAGAACCGGGACGGACAGGAACCCGAACTCCTCGGCCCCGACGAGACCGAACTGATGGTGAGCCACCTCCAGCATCTGCATGCGGTGATGTGCGGCGGGGCGGACAGCACCGTTCAGGCGGCGAAGGCTGCCTGACCTCGGTACTCCCTCATTCGCCACAACATCTGCGGAGATAATGGGGCCATTCTCCGCAATACCCGGTCGCGAAATCATTCCCGGTCCCTCAATTGGCGGGAACGTCCGTCAGCCCGCCGCCGGGCACCACGCCACCATGGATGTGGGATGACCCGATGTTCTTTCCGTCATGCGTGACCTTGCCACCGGTGATCGCCACGCCGGCCGCGCTCACTTCAACGTTGACGCCGCCAACCTTGATCGTCACGGCGGCAGACGCGACTTTCAGGGTGGCGGCGCCAACAACGACCTCGCAGAGGCCGTCCTTGATGGTTGCGGTGACGTTTCCGAAGGTCAGGACGTTCTCATCTCCATTGGATGACGGTGACTTGTTGCTGTCGCTCCAGGTCATGGGCAGCGCGACCGCCTGCTGCCAGTCGCCGTTGGGTGATAACGCGGTGAACTGCTGACCCTTTGACGGAGGCGTATGAACCTTCAGCGCGCCTGCAATCTGGGCGTATGGCACCCAGGGCGACAGGAAGGGCTTGCCCTCGCTGTCCTTGCCGAAGTTCAGCCGCACTCGCTGTTTGGCAGGGTCGACCTGTTCAACAGTTCCATGGCGCATGACACCCGAGAAGCGGCGCTCCAATTCCGCAATGCGAGCCGCAAGTTCGACGACCTCACGCATCAGCGACGTGGGCCAGTGACGCCTGGTGGTTCACAATGACGGGATCGAGGTTCCCCGCCACCTCGCCTTCCTCGAACACCTGCGGATCGTCAGACAAATCCACTACCGGTCCGAGGCCAATGGCGTTGGCGGTTTGAAGATGGATGCCCAGCATGTTGGCCGCCTTGCGCCAATCGGCGAGTGGCGTGCCCTCGATTTCCGAGCGAAGCATGCCGGTAATGGGCGCCAGATCGGCGTCCTCCTCCATCACGCCCAGCAGGTCCGCCCACGCCGTGTCCTCACCGATAGCAGCGCCATCGGTCGGCGCCTCAATCAGATCGCAGGTCAGCACGATCTGCCGTGCGGCAAAGCGCACGCCCTTCTCGACCGAGGCACCGCGGCGCGACAGCCTTCGCGAGATACGCGGTACAAGCTTCATCCAGACCCGCGACCAGTCGCTGCGCTCCCGAGTGAGCGCGGCCATGACCTGATGCTCCATGAGATCGAGGGCCAATTCCATGCCCTCGTCAGTATGCGGGATGGTGATGACGCTCTCTTCCCCGGCAACCTCCACCCGCGCAGCTATGGCAGCCTCGATGACGAGATCGCACGAGACAT